CTTCTCTGATCCGTCATCTAAAACTGAAACAAGATTCAAAACTCCTTCACCATCATCAATCACACTAACTCGTGATTTCAAAACACCAAACAAGTCTCTATGAGAAAAGAATGATGATTTCACAGAGCCAGCCATCATGTGTATTGGATTCTTGAAATCAATAGCAATTCCTTTTGACGCTGAAAGTTTGGACAAATTGATTGCTTTACGCATGAATACCGTAGTTTCATTGCTGAGTATTGATCCGTTTAGTTCATTTATTCCCTGTATCATTTTAGACAAGTAAAAATTTGAGCCAAACTTTTCAAGAACACTACTAGAATAAGTGAAGCAATAAGCAACCACAAGTGCTTTCAGAGTTCCTGCTCCTATAGATGTAAGTTTTGGATCATATGTTACCGTAGAATTGAAAATAAGATCCGTGTAGTCTGGATCTACAATTTCTGGAGTCACCGTTACCACAGAACGATTTTTCTTTAGCAAAGAAACAAGAGAAGTCTTTTCTTCTCGTGTTAGAGCAGATCCAGATTTTGGCTTAACAGCAATCATTACCTTTCCGTATTGTGGAGGATTCATGTTTTCTCCTCCGTAAACATACACCGAATCTGTGTTTGGATATTCTTTCTGAACTATTGCTGTATAATCGTCTTCAGTGACTGCGCGGCTTTGAGCCGTGTAGAACTTCGGAGCCAAGAACTTGATGCGGGAAACGCTTTCTTCAGGAGATCCACCAGCAGAAAGCGATGCTGCGGTGATTCCGCTCAAACCACTCACTGCCGATGTAAACCGAGAGATTCCGTTTGCAGCATCCCCGTTTGTCTCTAAATATTCAACAATCACTACACTTCCGGCAGCAGGACGCGCTCCCAAGAAATTGTCACCAAAATACAGTTCATACATTCCAGTTTCCTTTTCCTGAAGGAAATACACCTTTGATGTTGGTGTAAGGTCTATGTAAGAACTAGCGTATGTCCATGCCTCTTCTAGCCCTGTGTTGTCTGTTACGGATGCCTTTACACGAACTTTGATGGTGTTTGTGTCAATTTTGTCGTTGGGAATCAGCAGCACAGAACTAGACTTCTTTGAAGGATCGTAAATATAACTCATGCGGCGCAGAGTGCCTTCATAGACACTCATGTTCTCGAACGACTGTTTTGCAGCATTGGCGTAAACAGTATCAAGCAAGACAAACCGATACTGAGTTCCCGCATCATTCGTACCGATGAACTCCGTGCCGCGCGCCAAGTAAGTGCTTTCCGATGCTCCTGCTGCGGACGCTCCAAGAACTGCCTTTGAAGCACGGCGCGAAGACGGCACATATCCCAGTGCCTTTGCATGGGAGACAACAGATGGGCGTAGGACCGCACTGTCAAGGAACATCTCGTTAGCCACCATATTGGCATAGAATGCCTGATAGTGAGTATTATAAGCAAGCACATCCAGCACAGTGCTGAGAACAGACCCATCAAAATTGTAGTCCTTCAGGGTGTCCTGTGACTGCAAATACGCCTTCAGAGAAGCCTTTGCGTCATCAAAGTCCAGTCCTACAATATTGAAACTGTTGTTTGCCATCAGCGGAGCCTTTCTAATACAACCGCAATTCGGTCTGTTCTGCCCACAGCAACAACTGCATATTCAACGCTTACCGTGTATTGATTTTCGTCGGGCAGTGCCACGACATCAACCAAAACATTTGAAACTCGTGGTTCGTGATTCAGAATGGTGTTTAGAACCCGATCTCGAATTTCCATTGTTGTAATGGAGTCGATGGGTTCAAACAGGAGAGGACGCAGCGACCCGCCGATGGTGGGTTGAAACAACCGCTCCCCGAATGCAGTAGACAGCAGATTTCGGAGAGATGTTCGTATGGCACTATCGTCCCGCAGGGTCAACAGATCACCCGTCTTCGCGCTGCGCGTGAAGTTTGGATCAATGTCCGTGAATACTGGTGTTCCGTTCCCTACTGCTCGTAGAGCCATTACTTTTTCCCTGCGTTGTATGCCAAGTGCGTGTTTATTTCGTGCGCGGTTTCAGATATCAGTTGCTCCAACTTGTCTTGCGAGATGCCTTCTTTCTCTATCGCGTCAAGGGGTTCAGCCGAACACCAATGACAACAGACAAAACCAAGCGGAGTAATCCCGTCCAAGCACTTCAGTGGAGTAACCGTGAAATACTCGACATTATTTATCTCAAGCCCCGAACGAAAAGCGGACGGGGACAGCGAATCTGTTTTGATGATCTGCGACGGCTGCGTGTCCATGATTGCCACCATGTCCATGTATCGGGTAAGCAGGACATCCTGAGAATCCAAGAGAATGCTCGGAATTGCCGTATCACAGGATTCATGGGTAACAGAAAACCGCTTTATGGATGTCCCATCAGCGAATGATCCACCATTGTGGAGTTGGAACACCAAGCACCTGCACGCCCTGACGGTTACCCGCATCTCCGTGAGAAGTTCGTGAATTCGGCTGTGATGCTCCACAAACCTCCGCTCTTTGGAGGGTGACCATTTTGGCTTGAAGTTTTGTCTTCGTATTACTCCTACTATTCCCACGATCAATCCAATTACAAATATTCCAACGGCTTCGCCAGACATGAGAAAGAAGTCTTTGAATGTTACTGCTGTGGATGCCATCATCGGAAACCTCCTGATCCGAACCCTGTGGGTGAGCCTCCACGGACAGTATTAATAAATTGTGGGCTTACCAAACTACCGTTTACTGTGCTGCCTAGTTTAAAGCACGGATCGTTGTTGGCTAGATCCACCAAACTGGCAAGGGCACTGATGTCTGTGTATTTTTGAATAAAGTCTGCCGCAGCGTTCTGTATGGCAGCGGCTTGGTCCATCAACTCATTTATTTTTGCATTCACTTCGTCTAGTTTGGCAAACGCAGAATCCAAACCAGCCTGTAGTTCTTGAACAGCATTGGCTAGATCGGTTCCCGACTTTCCGTCAAAATTGTTCAGTACCTTCTCTAGATCAATATTTGCGGCAACTGCTCCCTGTATGGCAAATTGACCGTTCTGGTTCACCACATTCAGTCCCACGCCAATGTCCAGTCCCTCAATTCCAAGGGCACAACTCAACTCCCCAAACAGGCTCAGACTGCTTATGGTGGAGAGAAGCCCTTGTGGAGTGGACAGACGCTCGGATTCGGCTGCAAAACCATCTACAATACCAGACAACTGATCTATTCCGTTTTTCCCCCGCTGTAAAGACGGAAGTGCTTGTACCAGTGGAGAAGGCAATTGTCCGGGTATACCTCCACCACCTGCCTGTTCAATCATCGCAGCAAGGCGACCACCATTTCGTCCCCCCAACTGACGAACAGCACCAATGGCTGCTGCATTTGGATTCTTGAGCATTTCGCTGCTCAATCCAAAATTAAGAATGCCCTTTTCGCCTTCGGACACCTTTTGCTTGCACGGACATGGTGTTTGTTCAGCCATAAATCAACCTATGAAAAAAGTTCCCGACCCGGTGGGCTTGTGCCCACAACTTGCTTGACTCGCAGTTGTGCAAACAGGAATCCCACCAACAACAAAATTAGCATTTCCCTGCTCCATTACTGCATTATCGTGTTCGTTTGTTCCGTGATCCTTTACTGGATTTCCCTGAACTGCAACGGCAAACCCATCAACAAAAAATGAAGGATTTCCTACAAGGATCATTCCTCCAGCGGTATCTATGTTGGCACGGCAAACGGCAAAATTAGGCATTGTAGGTTCCTCCGTCAATATCACCAAGTGTGGCTCCCGCACCAACACCATCACCAACAATAATAAATCCAGACTCTGCTTCTTCAGGCAGATATCCAAAGGTCTGTGGAACAGCACACACATACGAAACCCCGTTTCGCTCCACCAAGTCCCCATAGTAATACACAGCATATTCCGATGTGCCTGGCACATATTTACGGTGTCTGCCCTTGTAGTCCATTGGATTGGTCATCCCCCGCCTCCCTTCACATTCACGCGCTTGGGATTAAGCACAGGCTCGCCAGAGTTCACCTCTATGCGCTTGCCCTGCTGCATGACCATCAGAGAATTGTCCGTGATGAACGAAATGGTTTTGCCAGAGAATCCAATGTCCTCGTCCGCATAGAACTCAATAGTCTTTCCTGATGCCTTCAGAGTTCCTTCAATCTGAAGATTCACATCGTTGTTTGCCAGCACATTGGTGTTGCCGTTGATTTCTATGTTTCCGCCACCGTTTATGGTGATATTGACTGCACCATCAATCACCAAATTCAGCCCCTGTCCGCCCTTGATATGAACCTTCTTGTTTCCGTGAATTATTTCATAATCGTTTCCCACGATTCTCTGAACTCTGGTTCCATCGGGATTGATGATGCTTCCGTCTACCGCTCGCTCCCAACCGTTTGCCACTTCGCAAAAAGTTCCTGAGTTGTGGTATTGGTGAATGCGCTCTTTGCCCGGTGTATCATCGTATTCTTCTATGTGTCCGCTTTCGGTGTAACGAACATGATTTTTTGGATATACAGCAGCATAAGGAGTGAATGGTTCGCTCCATCGGGACTTTCCTGCCATGTTGGGCGTGCTTTGCACTGCACGATCTGTTGTAGACGCACGATACGCTGCATTTGCTCCGCGCATCTGATTCTCGTCGTTGTTTCTGGCAAGGCGATTGGTGTCTTGCTCTCCTACAACCGATACCCCCATCGGAAACTTCTTTTCCTCAACACCAGCATCGGTGGCAGGATATTTGCCGCTAGGATCATTAAATCCTTTGTTGGTGTCCGCAGCGGTCATCGGAATGCCGCCAAAGGAACCAATCATCACAGGGTCTTGCGCTTCTTCTCCGTCACGAAAAAATCCAAACACATGAGAACCAACAAGAAGCCCCGTGGGAGAAGTTCCAATTCCTGAAAGAGCAGCACTCGTGAGCGGCTGCATGGGATATGCCCAGGGCAGTGATTCTGTTGGAAGTTCGGTCTTGTCTGCTGAATGGAATCCAAACACACGGACACGACATCTACCAAGCAACAGCGGATCGGCAGTGTCTTCCACCACCCCGTGCCACCACACAAATCCTTCTTTTCCCAAAAAGCCTCTCATCAGACCCCCATTCCGTTTCGAGATAGTTCATATTTGCAACTATACGATCCAGCAAGACTGTGTTTAATGCTTGTAATCATGTATTGACCACTGAGATTCTTGTCTTGTTTGTCGTCCAGTGCGGTTACATCGCTCTGTGGCTTGAATACTCCAAGATCAATAATGTCTCCCACCCGCCGCCTGCTGTCTCCAAACACTTGTATGACTAGTTTCTGTGTAAGAAAGGAGTTCATGTGGTATTTGCGCTTTTGATACAGGGACTCTACTTGATGATTATCCAAAATAGAGTTTGCTTCATCGTAGACGGTGTAAGGAGTTGATGGCAGATAGAAATACGAAGTCCCTCTGGACAATACACGCGCTTCTTCTGGATCATTTGCCCTGAAGTGCGGCTCGTTTCCAAGTTTACGGGTGGAA